AGGTGTTAGCACAAATGAAATAGATGTCGCTGTAGTCGTAGCGTAAGACCAGCGGTCTAGGTTTATTGAGTAAATCAGCAGATATTTGATGTTAAACGTACCTGCAAACCGCCAAATTACCAGCTTACGGATAGGATCAACCGTAGCACTCATGCCAGTCGTAATTTCTCCCGGCACAGCGTTTTCAAAGAACCAGCGATTGACCTTTTCTGCGCCAATTCCTTTAACAGTTTGACCATCGCAGACGTAAAACCCGTCATCCGCTAGGAAATAGGTCAATCCACCGTATTGAGCAATAGAACCGTTAGAAATACAGCCTAAAGACCGAGAAATAGCGTCAAACTGGAAGAAAAACGGACTACCAGCATAAGTCATCCGGTAAATTGCCCTCTCTAGGAAGATCAGACCGTATTCACCACCTGCTAGACCTGTGATGTTGCCACCATCAGGGATTACCTGCGTATCAGATTGACTAGCAGCCCCCGGAGTCCAGTCAGTTTCGTCGTTAATATCCGACCAATAGACCTTGTTTTCTTCACCACCTACGTTAGCAGCTACAACAAAGTCTTTTACTACGGTCACAAACTTAGCCGTAGGAGCCGCAGCAGCTAAATTAGCAAAATAAGTTGATGAACCTAAGTCAAAAGCCTGTAATTTATCTTGACCATTAGCCAAAATCATTTTAGAGCCGTACTGAGTAACATCCCACGACTCTACAGTCGTATATCCAGTAGTCGTAGCCGCATCTAAGCTGGCGTCACTAGGATCAAACTTGTAAATCTGAGTAGCTCCAGCAGCAAATAGCGTAGTAGCACTACCAATCTTGCCAGCAAACGTAATCAATAACGCCTGAGCAGCATCATCCGAGTAATTCGCTTCACTAGGAAATGGCGCATATCCGTTAGCAACCGGATAACAGTTCTTAGCATCCGTCACAGCACCAGTTACTCCGGGCTGATCTGGCAACCATTCTCCAAAAGTTAGTTTTGTCGTAGCCATGTATCAGTTCCAGTAGGCTTTAATGTCCAAGTATTTGACCCCGGACTTGTATTTGTCCATGTATCCGAACTCGCTGTAACAGCAGTCCAGACATCATTACTCGCAGGAATATCTGTCCAAACATTCGTTTCCGGTGTTATTGGCGACCATTCCTCGCCAACAATCATACCGTCAGCAGTTACCGTTACGCTAACAGCAATGCTGGCTATTGGGAAGTGGCTAACTGTTGCACTAGCCGTTACTTCAGCCGTAGCATCAATGGAAGCAGAACCAACTAGCTGCCTAATACCACTTGCAGTAACCGTAGCCTCACACGTTATAGCTGCATTTCCATAACGCATTACTGTAGGCGTAATAGCAACTGTGGCATTTGCCGTTACAGCAGCAGAGCCAATAATCGTGTTATTGCCCTTAGCCGTTACTGTTGCCGAACAAGTAACTGAGCCATTACCAAAGACCTGTCTAAAGCCACTTGCTGTAACCGTCGCAGAAGCGTTTATAGCCCCGCTGAAATGGACAATACGGTAGCCAATGGCATTAACCGTAGCAGCACAAGAAACAGCCGCATTACCGCTGTAATTGACTCTAGCAGCCGTTGTTACAGTAGCTGTAGCAGATACCGCTGCATTAGCTCTGTGATCTACAAATGCTGATCCTGATACCGTTGCCGAAGCTGTAATAGACGCAGACGCTAATACAGGTCTATCACCTGTACTAGCAAACGTACCAGCCGAAAACGGTATGAATCCAAACATTTAAGCCATCACATCCCAAGTCTGAGTTGCTTCATTCCAAACATACATCTGACCATCAGTAGGCATTGCTACAGGTGGTTGCCATTGAGCATCATCATCTAATATCCATGACGGATAAGGCTGCGGAGCAATAAACGCATCAAGTATTGCGTTATAGGTATAACCTATCCCTGCATAGTTTTTACGAATGTTTCCGTTATAACTGGTCTGTTTCCAAGTCCCACCAAACAGACGCTCACAGAAAGCAGCCCCAATATGTTCCTTCTCAACACCATTAGCGTCTGATGTGTCTTTGTTATCAATCACGATAACTCTTAACACTACGTCATTAGCGTCAATTTCAGCAAAGTGAGCCACTTTAAGCCTCCAGTTTCAATCCGGTCAAACTCAATTCATCGCCTACAACCCCAACAGGGAATGTATTAAACGACATACTTATTCTTACATCATCACCCGTTACCGTCGGTACGTTATGCTCTAGCGACGATGGGAACAAAATCAACCGACCTGTAATCGCCTCGAACCACCACGACTCGGAGTTGTACAAGTTCCATTCTTCCGGTGGGAACTTAATCTGCTGCCAGCCAGAACGGTAAAAGAAAATCTTGTCGTCAGGGTTGGTGTTCAGATAGAACACGCCAGACACAAAGCTATTCGGATGAGCGTGTTTGTGATGCCATTGACCCTGCTCTGAATAGTTGAACCAGCTCTGCGTCACTCGCAGGTGAACGTCGTGCTTCGGGTTACTGGTTGCCTTAAAGTATTCAGCCACGCAGTCCTCAATCCAGCCGCGCAGGGAAGTCATTACAGGGTCACGCAACACAAAGTTATTCTTGCTAGTCGTGTTGCCCTCGTTTGCTCTAGTTTCCTGACCGCGAACGAACAGCAGTTCCTCGTCAGTCAACGGACGGTCTAGGTCGAACATCCCAACAGGCGTTGGAAAGAGGTGGTGCATATTCATCCAATCGCCTCCTCAATCTCTTTCATCTGCACGCCCATCTGCTCAAGCTGTTCTGGCAACCACATCGTCGGGATGCTTTCCTCAAACTCTTTGATTCTGTCCATCACCCAATACACTTCCTCAATCGACGGGCAAGGTCTTGGGTCATCCCAACGGGTAAAGACGTTGTTTGATATTTCCCATTTAGCACCCGGACGTAGCAACTGCATTGCCGTGTCGATGCCCAAGAATCGATAGACTTTAGTTTCCATAGTTATTGGTTTATTTTGATTATCACGATGCCGGAGCCACCTGCTCCGCCAGCTTTTCTATCAAAAGTTGGACTAGAGCCAATAGCTCCGCCGCCGCCACCGCCGCCAGTGTTAGTAGTTCCATTAGAACCGGCAGTATTAGCTACCCCACCATCCCCGCCACCACCTGCCCCACCAGTGCCTCTTGTTCTGCTTGGTGTTCCAGAGCCACCGCCTCCGCCAGCATAAGTAACGCTGCTGCCACTAATACTAGATGCGGTTCCGTTCCCACCATTACCGGCAGATGGTGATGTAGCGTTTGCTCCTACCGCACCAGCACCGCCGCCGCCTCCTCCAGTATCTGCAACTAACCCATTGCCTCCATTGTTTCCTTGTGATGGTGATGTATTTGGCGTATTGCCATTTCCTCCAGTACCACCTGATGCACCAGAAGAACCACCACCACCGCCAGAACCACCAGTAAGACCATTTATATTCTCTGCGCTCCCGCCGCCACCACCACCATTTGATGTAATGGTGCTGAATACTGAGTTACTACCATTTGAACCTCTAGTACTAGCTCCACCATTTCCAGCTCCGGGCGCACCATTACCGCCAGCACCAACCGTTATTGTGTATTCTGTTCCTGCGGTAACACTCAAACCCGTTCCCGTGAGGAATCCGCCTGCGCCGCCGCCACCACCAACAGCTCCACCACCACCACCACCAGCCACGACCAGATAATCTACGCTGGTCACACCTGTTGGAGCAACCCATCTAGTCGATGACTTGAAGGTGAATACAGTCTGTGATGCGACGGTGTACTTGAGGATGACAATGCCGGAGCCTCCTGAACCTCCAGCATTAGGAGATGGATTATTAGAACCAGCACCACCACCACCACCAGTATTAGCTGTTCCAGCACCTCCCGGAGCTAAAGCGTTACCACCACCTCCAGTACCGCCAGTTCCGCCAGTTGTTGAATTTACTGTACCGCCACCACCGCCACCAGCATAAGTAACCGATGAACCAGAAATAGATGATGCGGTTCCATTGCCGCCATTTCCTCCAGTATTTCCAGACGCATTTCCTCCTACAGCACCAGCACCGCCGCCACCACCACCGCCACCAGTGCTAGCTCCACCATTCCCACCGTTATTTCCTTGGCTTGGGCTTGTACTTGGCGTATTCCCCGTCCCTCCTGTAATGGCAGTAGGAGCACCACCAGACCCACCGCCAGAACCGCCAGAACCGCCAGACGTATTGTATGCAGCACCTAATCCACCACCAGCAGAAGTTATTGACGCAGGGGAACCGATTGATGAGTTTCCACCAGCAACACCCGGATTATTGCCAGCACCAGTATCTGCACCACCAGCGCCACCTGCTCCTACTGTTATTGTGTAATCGGTTCCAGCAGTTACAGATAAACCTGTGCCAGTACGGAATCCACCAGCTCCGCCTCCACCGCTATGCCAACGAGAGCCACCGCCTCCACCAGCGGCAACAACTAAATACTCAACCTCTGTCACACCAGTAGGACAAGTCCAAGTGCCAGATGCGGTGAACGTCTGGACAACAGTAAATGTGCCGCCAGCAGCCCTACCCAACAACATTGCCATGATTCCACTCATGCCAACCCCTTAGGTTACGTTGCCAGTTACAACGCAGACCGTACCGCTAATAAATAAAACCGTAGCCACGCCTCTGGTCGCAAGCGTCATCGTGTCCTTATCCGTGTTTGTTCCAGCAATGTAAGCTGTCGTAATCGAGCAGGTAATCGTGATATTGCCGCTAGTGTTATTAAATATAGAAACAATGTCACCAGCAGAAAATGTGCTGTTAGGGATAGTAACTGAACCACCAGTACCGACACCAACGAACTCACCAACGTCAGACGTAGCCAAAGTATAAGAAGTAGTCTTATCCGATCCCGACTGCGGAACATTCAGGAACCCTAAAGTAACTCCACTAACATCAGGCAATGTTTGAGTAATATTGCTATTAGTGTTAGCAGATTGCAAAGTGTGTGTACCTGTACCACTTGCATTACCCTGAACTTTTAAGTTACTCATGTTCTTTCCTTAACTAAAAACTAGCCATGAACTGCTAGTAGGCACAGTTACCGATGAACCTGTTGTAATCGTTATTTCACCGTAACTGATCCCACGATTTCCTGACGTTATCGAATATGCACCTGATACCGTAGGTGTGTTTTCCCATATCGGGAACAGAATCGCGTTACCTGATGTCTCTTTGTAAACAGCCCTATCTGCTGGATACGTTACAAAGACTTCCTTAGAGCCAGCAGAGAAGTTGACCTTCGCATCACTATTAGATGACTGTAGAACGGTATCCCGGCTTAACGTACCACTTCCGACCGTACCTATACCGGTTTCCCATTCGTTCCCTAAAACAATCGCGTAATAGGTGTTATTGCCGCTACCAATGCCAGCAGCAAAGGTTTGATACCCCGGAGAAGCACCATCTAACGTGACAGTACCCGTACCCGTAGTAGCAGTCGTTTCCTTTACACGATCATTAACGATGAAAGGCATATTAAGCCAACGTCACGCTAAGGTTGCCACTCGAAATCGTGAAAATATCGCCTGTACCCACAGTCTTAGCCTCGTCTAAAGCTGTGTGATACAAGAGATTCCCGCTAGTAGCAGCGTCCAAAATACCGATCCAGCCAATCGTTCCCCATGAGCCAGTAGCCGTAGGGAATACAACACTCGCTGAGTTCGTTGTCACACCGTTACTAGGCGCACCAAACGTCACCGCAGTACGAGCATACGATCCACCAGATACCTCAGTACCTGTGTTCGCATCAGTAGGATCAGTAGTAAACAGACCGACATAGACCGTAGCCGGACTGGTATAGCTCGTATTACGCAAGGTAGCGTTAATCAGAGCGTTTTCCAAAAAATTCGACATTTCTGCCATGATTTACCTCACGTTATAAGACATTGACATAGGTTGACCGCTGTACTCACTCGACTGGTCAGACGTATTGATAGCCGCTATCGCACGATCATACAAAGCCGACCATGTTTGCAAACGAGCATCATTCATTAGATACGGCTCTGCCTCACCTAAAGCGGCATACAGCAACGCATCAGGATAGTTAGCCAAGAACGTATTGCTAGCGTTTGAGTCACTCAAGAGCGTAGGCTTAGAGTAATACAACATTTGCAACGTATATGCGGTATCTGGAATAGGGGCTAATTGAATCTCTGAGCCGAGAATCGTATAGTCCACAGGTCTGCCACTCTCAGTCGTTCTGGCAGTCTCGTAGAAGCTGTTAGGAGCCTTGTAGCGCAACGTAAACACAGGAGTAGTGTTCAGATGTATGTCGCGCATCTCTAGGAAATCAGTCGGTAATCCCACCGTAGAGTCACCGCCAGTCGTTGTCGCTGTGGCAACTACTAGCATCTGACGAGTCCGAATGTCTCGTCTCAGCCGTTCTTCAGCTAGTCGGATAAAGTCAGGGATAACAGTAGTTAGATCACTACGAGCTAGATAGCTTGCTACCGTAGTCTTTAAATCCGAATAGGAGCTGAACGGCATATCATTCCTCTAATTGCTCAAAATCTTTCCATCCGTACTCATAGGTTCCTATGTGTCGAATGTGCATAGACAACTCATGGTCAACGTAGGTCGGGAATCCTTCACCACCAGCCTTGACGCAGAAATAAACATCCTCGCCACAGACTCCATTCTTACCCCATCCAGCATCAAACCAAGGTCTGCCAGTCTTTTCAAATACCTCTTTGCGGATCAGTACAGCACCAAAGCCAATCGCTGTAACTTCCTCAATACCCTCTTTACCACGACTATCGATGTTCTCCCATTTATGGACTAACGTATCACCGTCCATATACTTCGTCATCATCTTAGCCGTAGGTGTTACAGGCTTCCTTCTCGTAGTCGCATTAACGCCAACTATAGGCACTTCACGACTCAACAAAATAGTAATGATGTCAGGAGGAAACCGCATATCGCTGTCCACAAAGAACAACGCATCACAGCCCTCTTTCAACGCTACCTCTGCCAACTTCTCACGCTGATCAAATATCAGCGTTCCCGGCATCGTATAAAGGCTTAAACCACCCTTACCATCCTTGCATCGGACAGACGCATCATGTGCAGCCATCTTCGCAAAGTCAAACGCAAATGCCGTGTGAACTTCATCCCTTGCAGGAACGCAAACACCAACTCTCATACTGTACCTCGATACGTTTTCCAGACAGCATTATCAGGATCATTCAGCCACTTGGCAAATCCAATCTCATCCACAATATGAAAGCCTCTCATAACCCCTTTCTGGTTCAATGTATCAATGACCGTAAAGGGTATTCTGGCTACATGGTGCAGCTCGTTTAGATGTCCAGTTCTATGCTGATCGAAATCTAACTGAGCTTTGTTAGCCTCAACGATCTCGGTTACATCCTGCTTCGTCTCGATGACAATCCCACCGTCACCGTCCTCATATACTGTTTGAGTCCGTATCTGGTTACTCATGTAATGTGTGTCCAAGTGCGTCCTATTCTCACTCCCCGAACGCAATTTGGGGATACGCCAAGTTCTCTAGCTATTCCAGCATGACTTAGCGTACTTGAACGGATCAGCCTAACCTTTTCCTCGTTAAGCAATGATTTCCCGTTCCCTTCACCTTTAGGAGAAACAACCCGCTTTCTCCCTTTTGCAATCATATCCTGCGTATTCTGTTTTGCTGTACCTATTGTAAGGTGGCTTGGGTTCACACAGCTAGGGTTATCGCACTTGTGCATAACGTGCCAACCCTTTGGTATTTCCTTGTTGCCGTTGTGTATCCTCCAACTTACTCTATGTGCGCCTTCAGAACCTAAAGACTTTGCACCTAGACTAATTCTTCCGTAACCGCTTTCTAACCTTTGACCTTGCCATTCCCAACACTCATCTTCTGAGCCTTTGGTTACAAACCGCCAGAACCTATTTTCTAACGTGCTTTGGTCATTCTTCTTTGAATGGGGGCTGCCGTACTTTTTTACTCTAACGTAATGTTTCTGACAGTAACCCCACCCTACTACTTTGCCTTGGCAATCTTCTACAACGCATTTCATAAACACCCCCACAAGTTAATGTGGGAGCATTATATTATAAAATCCGTTACAGAGCCATGTCCAGATCCGCGATTATGCCATGTGCTGCTTCGTTCTTAACTTCCAGAGTGACTTCAGCCAGCAACTGAGTATTCTCAGAGTCACCAGTCTTAGCCAGATCGTTAGTCTGGAACGGACGCAGATACGCGAGTGCTGCGTATTCTGGATCAAGTACCAGAGCATCCTCT